CCGCATCCGATGGCACGGTCACCCGCACGGCCACGAATGGCCTCTCGGGCACGGTGACCGGCCCCGCCCGTTCGGGCAACTGCTGGGTCGAGGCGACGGCCACCTCCAACACGCAGCTCGCCGCCATCGGCCTGAGCTACGACGACCCTGCGGACGACTTCCAGAACATCGACTACTACGTCCTGTTCGGGCAGGACGGGATCGCCCGCCACTACGAGAACGGGTCGTTCGTCGCCTCTCTCGGCTCGTATGTCATCGGGGACACCTTCCGGCTGGAGTACGTCGACGTACATGCCGCGCTCCCGCAGTCCATCCAGATCATCAAGAACGGCACGGTAGTCAGGGGGTCGCTGGTCGCCCCGTCATTCCCGCTGATCCCCTGCGCGTGGGTGAACATCCAGGGCGCGACACTTGGGCCGTGCCGTCAGGGCGCGAAGCCCGCCGTCAGCGCCGGGGCGACGGTGGCGGGAACCGCAGGGGCCGCCGCGACAGAGGCCGTGCTGCCCACGGTGAGCGGGACCGGGAACGGCTCCGTCGCCGGGGTGGTCGCAACAGCGGCAGCCTCGCCCCCCGCCCCCGTGGCGTCCGGTACGGGAACGGGAGAGGTGGCCGCCCAAACGGCAACGGGGAGCGCGGACGCTCCCGCGCCTGCGCTGTCGGGATCTGCTTTCGTCACGGGCTCCACGGCGGCATCGGCTGCGGATGCGCCCCTCCCGGTGGTGAGCACGTCCGGGTCGGCTAGCGTGACGGCCGTTCCTGCGGCTGCGTCTGCGGGCGCCGTTGTGGATGGGGCGGTCATCTCCGCCACAACTGGCGCTCCGACGGGCACGTCCACTGCTTCCGCTTTGCCGCCGACCGCCTCCGGTACGGGCGACGGCGCGGTGGCAGCAACGACGGCCATCGCAGACGGTTCGGCACCATCGCCAACAAGCACCGTCAGCGCAGAAGTCGCTGCGGTGGCCTCCGAGTCGACCACTTCCGCGTCGGCCCCGACCGTCACAGGGACCGGGGTGTCTGAGGTCGCAGCCGTCCCGGCAACGGTCACGGCGGGTGTGGGGGTCGAATCGCCGAGCGTGACTGCGACAGTGGGGTCTGTTGCTGCAGGCGCCGGGGCGTCCGCGATCAGCCCCGCTGTAGCGCACGACGGATTCGTAGCGGCGGTCCCGGCGACGGCGTCAGCCGACGTAGAGGTCAGCGGGGACGGGTCTGTCTCGATCGAGCAGGGGGTAGACGACCCAGCGGAGGCGACGGCGTCGGCCGTACCGCCAGCGGTCAGTGCCCCGGGGACGGTGTCCGGGGTCGCCGCGACGGCGTCGGCGTCGGCAGGCGTCCCGTCTGCCGCCGGGACGGGCCAGTCTGAGGTCGGCGCGATCACCGCACAGAGCGTTGCCGCTGCGGTCCCGCCCGCCCTGGCGGCCTCGTCCGTGGTCGCATGTCCCTCCCCCGCTGCAGTCGCCGCCGCGCCTGTCCCAGTGGTTTCGGGAACGACGGTGGTCGAGGTCGTCGCGGTACCAGCGCAGGCCTCGAGCGCGGCTCAGGCCCCGTCCCTCCTCGTTCATTCCACGGTAACGACGCCGGCCGGAATCGCGAGTGCCGAAGCGGGCGTCCCATCCGTCGCCGGGACCGAGGCCGGCGAAGTCGCCGCCATCCCGGCCACCGTGTCGGCCACCGTACAGCCACCCGCTGCGGCTGGAGGGGCTACTGTCGCCGCCATCCCGGCCACAGCCGGCGCCGCCTGCCCAGCACCTGGCCTGCTGCTCGCTCCTGTCGTGGCAGCCCCGCCGGCTACCGCTCAGGCCACCGCTCCCGCGCCAGTGGCCGAGATGGTCCTGTGGAGTCCGGTCACCACGGCAGGGGCCTATTGCACGAGCATCGTCGCGAGCCGGGGAGGCACCGTGATCCCGGAGTCCCGCCTCACAACCCGCGTCCAGGAGGGCGCGTAGCATGAGCTCCTTCTACCTGAAAGGACGCGACACCCGACCTACGATCGAGGTCCACCTTCTCGACCCCGACGGCACGGCACACGACCTCACGGGCTCGTCCGCCTGGAAGATGCACGTCAGGATCGGCTCGTCCGTCCTCACGCGCGACATGACGCCCGACGTGGACCTGACCACGGGCATCGTGCGCTACGTCTGGCTCGCCACCGACTGGACGACCGGCACGCCTGTCCTGGCGGCGGGCACCTACCGCATGGAGTTCGAGGTGGTCGGCCCTGGCGGGGCGCGCATGACGTGGCCCAACGACGGCTTCGACCGCCTCGTCGTCACCGAGGATCTGGCGTGAGCATCCTGCGCCCATGCTCGGCGCCGGGCTGCTCGGCCCTCGTGCGTCGAGGACGTTGCCCTAGGCACGCCCGCCCCACGCGCTGGGGTCGAGGCAACACGGGCAACCAGCGCAGCTCGGCCATGCGTGCGCGCGTGCTGCACGAGGAGCCCGCCTGCCGCTACTGCGGGGCGCGGGCCACCCAGGTCGACCACGTCGTGCCACTTGCCCGGGGGGGCAGCAGCGGGCGCCACAACCTGGCCGGCGTGTGCGAACCGTGCCATCGGGCGAAGACTCAGGTCGAGAGCCGCGCAAGGTTTGCAGGCGGGGTGAGAGCGTGACCCGGTATACGTCAATGCTCGCCGGCAGCGGTACCGCTTGGGGGGGCTTTAGCCGTGTGTACGCTTCCCACACCACCCGAAAGCGGAAAAAGGTGCGCTAGCTGATGCCCACCCCACTCAAGCCGCAGGGATTGCGGCAGCGCAGGAACAAGGCGACGACGCGCTCATCCCTGCGCGCCACGTCGGCGAAGGCTCCTGCGCTCCCGATGCGCGCGTGTCCCTGTGGTGGAGCGGCGCCGCAGCCACGCAAGCGCACGGGCCGCCCGCGCAAGCAGCGCTCGGCCTGCGCGATCTGCGACGGGACGGGGCTGCGGCCCTGGCATCACCTGACGAAAGCATGGTGGTCGCGGGTGTGGTCCTCGCCGATGGGGCCCGAGTACATCGAGGCCGACCTTGATGGGCTTTACATCACTGCGGGCCTCGTCGACGTGTTCTGGCACACGGGCGGCACGGACGCGCGGATCGCGGGCGAGATCCGCCAGCAGATGGCGCGTTTCGGCATGTCGCCGCTTGATCGGCGCCGTCTCGAGTGGACGATCGAGCGTTCGGACGAGGACGACCAGGCCGCGAGTTCCTCTTCGCCCCCGCCGCAGGCCCCCGGCACGGACGCGCGGGCGATCTTGAGGGCGGTCAAGTGAGTGTCCTCGTCGTGCCGGTGATGGAGCCCGAGGGGCAGGAGTGGCCGAGCCTCGGCGCCCAGGTGGTCGCCTGGATCGAGCGCCATCTGGTGTTCGGGCCCGGGGACCTGCGGGGGCAGCCGGCGCGTGTCGACGACGAGAAGCGAGCTCTGATCGGGCGCATTTACGAGGTCTATCCCCGGGTACACGAGCAGGCCGGACGACGCCGCTTCAAGCGGTGCGCGCTGTCCCTGCGGAAGGGCTCGGCGAAGACGGAGCTCGCGGCTTGGCTCGCCGCGGCCGAGCTCCACCCGAAAGCCCCGGTGCGCTGCCTCGGGTGGGACGACCGGGCCTGCGAGGTCCACGGGAAGGTGCGGAGGAAGGCCGCGGCCTGCGCCTGCCACCCGATCGGCGGGGGCGTGCGCGACCCGTTCATCCCGATCGTGGCCTACACCGAGGAGCAGTCCGAAGAGCTCTGCTACGGCGCTCTCAAGGCGATCCTCGAGGAGAGCCGCACCATCGCGAAGGACTTCGACATCGGCCTCGAGCGGGTGATGCGGGTCAGGGGCGACGGGAAGGCCCTCCCGGTCTCGACGGCTCCGGGTCCGCGTGACGGCGCGCGGACCACGTTCCAGGTCTTCGACGAGACGCACCGAATGGCGCTGCCGCGACTGAAGAAGGCCCACCAGACGATGCTAGCGAACATGCCGAAGCGGCGAGCCTCGGACGCCTGGTCCCTCGAGACGACAACTGCCTACGCGCCGGGCGAGCTCTCGATCGCTGAGGGGACGATGCACTACGCCGAGCAGGTGGCGGAAGGGCGGGTCCGTGACTCCCGGCTGTTTTTCTTCCACCGCCAAGCGAGCGACGGCCACGACCTCACGACGCCCGAGGGGATCAAGGCCGCGGTCATCGAGGCGAGCGGCCCGGTGGCGCCGTGGTCGGACATCGACTCGATCGTGGCGCAGTGGAACGACCCCGACGCCGACCGCTCCTTTCTCGAGCGGGTGTGGCTGAACCGGATCGTGCGGGCATCGGAACGGGCCTTCAACATCGAGGCCTTCAAGGAACTGGGCCTTGAAGGCTACCGGCCGGAGAAGGGCGCCCTGATCACGCTCGGCTTCGACGGCGCGCGCTACCACGACTCGACAGGGATCGTCGGGACGGACGTTCTCACCGGGACGCAGTTCGTGCTCGGGTGCTGGGAACAGGACCCCCTGGCCGAGGAGTGGGAAGTTCCGCAGGCCGAGGTCGAGCAGGCCGTCGCCTTCGCCTTCAACGAGTGGGACGTGTTCCGCATGTACTGCGACCCGCCCTACTGGGAGACGGTCGTCTCGAAGTGGGCGGGCGAGTACGGTGAAAAACGTGTCGTCAGCTTTCGCACGAACCAGTTCCGCAAGATGGCCGACGCCGTCCGGTCCTTCTCGAACGCCCAGGCGACAGGCGAGCTCCACCACGACGGCGATGCGCGCTACATCCGCCACGTCGGGAACTGCCACCGCCGCGAGCTCTACGGGAAGGACGACGAGGGCCGTCCGCTCTGGGTGGTCTACAAGGACCGCCACGGTTCGCCGAATAAGATCGACCTCGCCGTCGCGGGGGTCCTGTCCTGGGAGGCTCGCCGGGCCGCGCTGGCAGAAGGTGCGGGCGTGCCGAAGCCACATTCCGTCTACGAGTCCCGCGGCCTGGTGACGCTGTGAAGGAGGTGCGAGTGGGGCGTGAGCTGTTGATCGGATGCGGGTCGCAGAGGGACAAGCGCCTCCGGCCGCCTGGGCGGCCGTTCGAGTGGGAGAACCTGACCACTCTCGACTGGAACGCCAGGCACCAGCCGGACGTCGTCCACGACCTCGAGGTCCTGCCGTACCCGTTCGACGACAACACGTTCGACGAGGTCCACGGCTACGAGGTGATCGAACATCTCGGCCAGCAGGGCGACTTCCGCGCCTTCTTCTCGCAGTTTCAGGAGCTTTGGCGCATCCTGAAGCCGGGCGGCTTCCTGTGCGCGACCTGTCCCAGTTACCGCTCGATGTGGGCCTGGGGCGATCCGAGTCACCGCCGGGTCATCACGTCCGGGTCGCTCGTGTTCCTGAGCCAGGCGCAGTATCGCACCCAGGTGGACGGGGACCCCCTCGGCCCGCGGACCTCGATGAGCGACTTCCGCTTCTGCTACTCCGGGGACTTCGAGCCCGCCCGGGAGACGGCCTACGGTCGGGCACTGGTGTCCGAGGACGACCAGAACCTCTGGTTCATCCTCCAGGCGGTGAAGCATGGGGCGTGATGCCAGGGTCGCCGGGGGGTCGTGGAGGGATCGGAAGGTGGTGTTCGGCTACCCGTGCGGGGGCTCCGTGACGGTGCCGTTTCACGCCTCATGCCTGCGCTTGGTGGCCCACGAGCTCGGGAAGCCCGAGAAGGCCCGACTGCTGACGAAGATGACGCACGCTTCGGGGCTCTACGTGGGCGACAACCGCATGACCCTCGCCGAGAACATGCTCGAAACCGAGGCGAACTGGCTCCTACAGGTCGACACGGACATCGAGTTCCAGCCCGACCTGATCGAGAAGATGCTCGACGTGGCCGGCTCGGAGCGAAAGATCGTGGCGGCGTCCGTCCCTCTGGGAGAGGCCTACCCGACCTGTGGATTCCGGTGGACGGGGAAGCCCGGGATCTACGATTCGATCCCGATCGGCGTGGAGCCCGTCGAGGTGGACGCCATCGCCACGGCCTGTGTCCTCATCCACCGCGACGTGTTCGAGGGCATTGCCGACCAACACGGGCAGAGCTGGTTCCACGCCATCCACCTGGCGAAGTCGCCGCCCGGCACACCGCCGCGCGACTTCGCCTACGTGGTGAACGGCGAGGACATCGCCTTCTCGATGAGGGCGAAAGCCGCGGGCTTCAGGATCTGGTGTGTCCACCTTCCGGGCCTCGGGCACTACAAGACCCGCCGGCTGTCGCACGACGACGAGCGGTCGGTGGCGCTCGGACAGTCCATGCCCGGCATGGGCGTGCTGGTACAGGAGAACTGAGATGGGCTTCCGTGACTGGCTTTCGTGGCGCCGCACCGAAAAGCGGGAAATCTCCCTGGAGAAGTTCCGGGGGCTGGGCCTGCTCGATGCTCCGACCGCGGCCGGCGTCGTGGTCACGGAGTCCAACGCGCTCACCTTTCCGGCCTACTGGTCGGGCGTCAACCTGATCTCCAACGCCATCGCGAAGCTCCCGCGGAAGGTGTACAGGAAGACGGAGGAGGGCGACCGCGAGGAGCAGCCGGACCATCCGGTCTCGTGGCTCGTCCACGTTGAGCCCAACCCCTACAGCGTCCCGCTCGTGTTCTGGCGAACGCTCATGGGCCACGTGCTCACCTGGGGCAACGGCTACGCCGAGATCGAGCGCGACCGGGCCAACCGGCCCGTCGGCCTGTGGATCATCCAGCCCGACCGGATCGAGCCGGTGGTCGAAGGCGGGACGCTCTACTACCGATACCAGGCGGCGAAGCGGCTCGCGCCCTCGGACGTGCTGCACGTGCCCGGCCTCGGCTTCGACGGGATCAAGGGCTATTCGGTCGTTCAGATGGCGAAGCAGAGCCTCGGGCTCGGGATGGCTGCGGAGCGGTACGGGGCCACCTTCTTCGGGAATGGAGCGATGCCTGGCATGACGCTCGAGCACCCCGGCCAGCTCGGCGAGGCGGCGCAGCAGCGCCTCCGAGAGTCGTGGAACGCCATGCACCAGGGGCCGGACAGGGCGCACCGCCTCGCCATCCTCGAGGAGGGGATGAAGGCAAACCCGCTGTCGATCCCGGCGAAGGACGCACAGCTCATCGAGACGCGCGAGGTGCAGGTCCTCGACGTGGCGCGGTGGCTCAACATCAACCCGGCCATGCTCGGGTACAAGACGGCCGAGCGGCCCGGGGGCAACTACGAGGCCGGCCGCCTGGACTTCCTCGACAACACCCTCGACCCCTGGCTCGTCGCGGTCGAGCAGGAGTGCAACCGCAAGCTCATCTCGTCGACTCAGCGGGGGACCTACTACGTGGAGCATTCCCGGAACGCCGTGCTCAGGACCGACGCGAAGACCCGGGCCGAGGTCCAGAAGATGTACGTCGACATGGGCGCCCTCGATGCGGCGTACGTGGCGAAGATGGAGAACTTCCCGAAGCCGGAGCCGATCCCGCAGCCGCCCCCGGACTCGTCTGCGGACACGGAGGAGCCGCCGGACGACGAGCCGGATGAGGACGATTCTTTGCGGCGGCGGCGAAAGCCGGAAGGTGCAGGCCCGGATCGGGACTATGGGTGCGATTCGAGGGTTGCTGTGCGCTACGAAAGGTTCCTTCAAAGAGCGGCCTGGCGCCGCCTCGTCGTCGACGTGGTCCACCGGATGACGCGTCTGGAGTCCGAACGCGCCCGCAGGGCGGCAGGGCAGGGCTCGGAGAAGTTTCAGGCCTGGATCGACGAGTTCTACCCGGCCCACGAGGTGAGGCTCCGCGAAGCCCTAGAGCCTGTCGTCCGGGGCTGGTGTGAGGTGAGGGGGCAGGACCACTGGCAGGCTTTGCTCGGGTCTGTCGTGGCGGCCCTGGTGGTCAGGAATCGGGAGGAGTTGCTCGAAGCGAAGAGCAGCGTCCTCGCGGCCGACGTCGAGGCCCGGGTCAGCCGGTGGGAGAGGGAGCGGCCAGACGAGGCCGCCGACATGGTTCTGGAGGGCGCGTGATGGAGAAGATCGAGAGCCGCATCATGGTCGGCGGGCTGGAGCTCCGGGTCGCCGCCGAGGCGCCGCCCAAGCTGGTCGGCTACGCCGCAAAGTTCGGGGTCTGGAGCGAGGACCTCGGTGGTTTCCGCGAGCAGCTCGCCCCAGGCGCATTCGACAAGGTGCTCCAGGGCCAGCCAGACGTCCGGCTCTTGGTGAACCACGAGGGAATGGTTCTGGCCCGCTCGACGAAAGGCACGCTGACTCTGTCGACGGACGCAGTCGGCCTCCGCGTGGAGGCCGAGCTCCCTGCTCACGCCGCGGCCCTGGCTGAGGCCGTGAAGCGGGGCGACATGGACCAGATGTCCTTCGGATTCCGTGTGGCGTCGGGCGGGTCGGTCTGGAATCTGGACACGGACCCGGCCGAGAGGACCATCACAGAGGTCGAGGAGCTGCTGGACGTGTCTGTCGTCAACTTCCCGGCTTACCCCCAGACCGAGGTCGCGCTGCGGGCGCTCGAAGCGGCGAGGGGAGCCGCCCCGGCACCGCCGCAGCCTGCGCCGCCCCTCGAGCGCCTTGCCCTGGAGATCGAGCTGCTTGATCGCGCCAAAGCTCTTGACTAGCGTGGTAATCTGACCACAGGAAGACGTAGAGCACCCGGCCGTCAGCCCGGCGAGGGCGGCGAACGGGGCCGAGCGTGACCGTAGCTCGACGCGGGCGCGGATCACGGCAGTCACCGAAAGGTTTCTGCCAGTGGTCGCGCCCGTTCGCATTCTCGGGCCTCCGCTGGCGCTCAGAGGAGGACGAGATGTATCAGGTCAAGGAGCTCCGCGAGAAGCGGGCGAAGCTGCACGAGGACGCAAAGTCGATCCTGAAGGCGGCGGTCGACGAGAAGCGCGACTCGACCCCCGAGGAGCGGGCCAAGGTCGACAAGATCTACGCCGACGTCGACGCCCTCAAGGCCGACATCGACCGGCTCGAGAAGGCCGAGGCCGAGGAGCGCGCGCTGGCGGAGTCCGCCGGCCGGAAGACGGAGACGTTCGTCTCCGACGCTCGCCCCTCCTCCGACATGGCCCTCCGGGCCTGGGTCATGGGCGAGAGGGCGACGGAGGAGCAGCGGGCCGCCGCGGCCTTCTACGGGATCAACCCGAGGTCGAAGGAGTTCGACCTGCGCGCCCTGACGATCGGCACCACCACGGCCGGCGGCAACTCCGTCCCGAACGAGATGATGAGGGCGTTCCTCGAGGTCCAGAAGTGGTACGGGCGCGTCGAGAACCTCGCCACCGTCATCAACACCGAGACGGGCGCGACCCTCCCCTGGCCGACCGTGGACGACACCAGCAACACCGGCCGGCTGCTCACCGAGGGCACGGGTGCGACGACCACGACCGACCCGTCCTTCGGCGTGGTGAACCTGTCGAGCTACAAGATGAGCTCGGACGCGGTGATCGTGTCGATGGAGCTGCTGCAGGACTCGTCGATCAACCTGGCGCAGTACCTCGGCTCCGCGCTCGGGACCCGCATCGGGCGCATCAAGAACACCTACTTCACGACCGGATCGGGCTCCTCGCAGCCCGGCGGCGTGCAGGTGAAGGCGAGCCTCGGGAAGACGGCGAGCGCGACCAACGCGATCACCCTCGACGAGATCATCGACCTCTACCACGCGGTCGACATCGCGTACCGCAGCGACCCGAGCTTCGCGTTCATGATGAACGACACGGTCGCGGCCTACGTCCGCAAGCTGAAGGACTCCAACAACCAGTACCTCTGGCAGATGGCCGTCCAGGCGGGCCAGCCCGACCGGCTCTTCGGGGTGCCGGTCATCATCAACAACGACCAGGACGGCACCTTCGCGACGAACAAGAGGCTCGTGCTCGCCGGCGCGTTCTCGAAGTACGTGGTCCGTATCGCGGGCGGCGTGACGATCGCCCGCTCGGACGACCTCTACTTCCTGAACCACCAGAGCGTGTTCCTCGGCGTCCAGCGGGTCGACGGTAACCTGGTCGACACGACCGCCGTGAAGTACCTCCGCACCGCCTAACCCTGAGGTGCTCCGGGGGGCTGGCGCAGGCCGGTCCCCCGGGGTCCTTCGCATGAAGGTCAGAGCCATCACGTCGTTCGTCTCGCCACTCGCATCCGCTGTCCCGGGTGAGGTCTTCGACGTCCCGGGCCCGGTGGCCGAGGAGTGGCTGCGGGCCGGCCTCGTCGAACGCGAGTCGCCGGAGGTCGAGGTCGCCGTGCGTGCGGCGGCCGAGCAGGCCGTGACCAGGAAGGGAAGGCGCTGAAGTGAGCCTGTCCGCCTACGCGCTGATCAGCCTGGACGAGCTGAAGGACCACGTCGGGGCCGGAGGGAACGCGAAAAACTCCGTGCTCGAGGACATCATCAACCGCGTCACCGACGAGATCGAGGCCCACCTCGACCGGCGCCTCGTCTGCCCCGTGGGCGACTCCGTGCGCGGGACGCTGACGGAGTACCACACGTTGCGCTCGGACGGCTGGCCGTGGCTCACGCACGAGCTATGGACGCTCGAACGCCCCATCCGGGCCGTGACCAGCGTGCACGAGGACACCGCCTCACCCCGGACCTACGGATCGGGAGCCCTCCTCGTCGAGGGGACGGGCTACGAGGTCATCAAGCCGAAGGGGCTCATCCGGCGGATCTCGGGGCTCGGCGAGCTCGCCACCTGGAGCACCGCGCACCGGGCGATCAAGGTCGTCTACACCGCCGGCTACGCCACCGCCGACACCGTCCCCGCGGCGATCAAGGGGGTGGCGCTGCGGTACGCCGCGCTCCTGTGGGACGAGCAGAAGCGCGGGGCGTTCGGGGTGTCGGGGGCGAGCGACGCCCTCGGGAACTACACCCGCTTCGCCGCGGCGCAGCTCACATCCGACATGAAGGCCGCTTTGTCCTCCGAGCGGCGGAACACGTTCTGGACGTCCGGGGAGCGCGACTCGTGAGCGACACCCTGACCGTCACGCAGGGGATCGCGCGGCTACGAGCGTTCGGCGAGGACCACTTCGTGAAGGCCGTGCGGGCGGCCATCCAGCGGGCCATGGGCCGCGGGCGGACCCGGGCTGCGCAGATCCTGAAGAAGAGCACGGTCGGCCAGGCCGTGTCACGCCGCGGGCGGGTCCGGGCCCGTCTGGCCCGGGGGGGCTACTTCGGGCGCAAGGCCACCCGCACGGAACTCTCGGCCATTCGGAAGAACGTGATTCCCCTGATCGTCACTCGGTCGAAGGTGCGGGAGCGACTCGACTTTGCCAAGGGTACCAGGTCGTGGTCCTCCGGCCTCGAGACCAGAGGCTTCGCGGCACTCATCGAGACTGGCGGGCGAACGAAGTCGCATCCGATTAAGCCGCTCCGGGCCGAGGGCTACAGCCGGAAGCGCGCCGTCGCCGCGGCGCAGCTCGCCGCCGCCGGGCGCCTGACGTTCCCGATCGGGGGGCGCTGGGTGTCGCCGAAGATCGTCACCCACCCCGGGAGCCGGGTGCCCCGAAACCCCTTCATCGCGTCGGGCGCCGCCCACGCGCAGGAGCAGCTCGAGCCGCAGCTCGAGCAGGGCATCTCGGACGCCGTGAAGAAGGCGGGGCTCTGACGTGGCCGAGAGCCTGCACCACCAGATCGCCGAGGCCCTGAAGGCCCGCTTCGCGGCGATCGTCGGGGACAACGGGACGACCTACTGGTACAGCCCCGACCGGGTGGTCCGGGTGCAGGCCTGGGACCGGCTGATCGCGGACCCCACGGTCGGGTGCGTCTACGGCCTCCGGGCCGGCGAGGAGCGCCACCGGGAGGAGGGCACGGGGGCGCCGTCGAGCGGAGGCCAGGTCGGCGCCGAGGCCGAGTTCTGGGTGCTCATGCTGCGCCCCACCGCAGCCGTCGACGAGAGCCCCTTCGGCGAGGACGCGAGCGTGAAGGCCACGGAGCAGGACCGCATGGTTCGGGACTTCCTCCGGGCGCTGTGGCTCGACGTGACCCTCGGCGGGCTGGCGTCGAACGTAGCGGACGGGTCGCTGGTGATCGACCGCGACGTGGACGTCGAAGGCTGGGCCGTGGTCGAGGCGCGCTTCACGGTGCTCTACAGCTACCCGGCGAGGACCCCGTGAGCGACGAGGACGAGGACCTCGTGATCGCGCAGGAGCCCCAGGCCCCCGAGCCGGGTCGGCTCGCGACGCTGGGGGAGATCCTCGAGGCCCATCACCGGCGCTTCGTCGAGAAGGTGCGGCGGCGCCGCCAGGAAGAGGAGCAGGACGAATGAAGGTCGAGTGCAAGGTCGACGGCTACCACCCGGCCACGGGGCTCGACCTCGTCGCCGGCGACATGGAGGTGACGGAGGAGCAGGCCGCCGCGCTCGAGGCCGCCGGGCTCGCCGTCCCGAAGAAGACGCGGGCCACGAAGCCCGAGAAGAAGGAGGAGTAGATGGCTCGCGCGAAGGGCTTCCAGGGCATCGTCGGCCGCAAGAAGGGCACGACGTGGAACACGGCCGTCGTCCCGGCCGCCGCCGACGGGATCGAGGTCGTCTCGATCGTCCCCTCCGGCGGGACGGCGCTGATCGAGGACCAGCAGATCACCGGGCGGGTCACGCAGCGCGAGGCGCAGGCCGGCGTCAAGAACGTGACCGTCACCCTACGGACGGGCCTGCGCTACGAGGGCAACGGCCACGACATCGCGATGGTCATGGGCACGGCCGGCGTCCCGTCGACCGTCGACACGACGGGCAAGCTCCACGTGTTCAAGATCAAGGACTCGCTCGACGGCATCTTCAACACGGTCGCCTACGAGTCCATGAAGGACACGAAGGTCGAGGAGCTGGCGTCGGTGAAGTGGAACCGGCTCACCCTGCGCGGCCGGGCCGGCGAGCGCGTCGAGCTGGAGTGCCAGGGCATCGCCTCCAACTGGAAGGACGACTCGGCGTCGAACACGACGACCAGCATCGACTCCATCACGCTCACGGCCACGCGGGAGTACGCGCTCGTCCACCAGGCCGTGCTCCTCATGAACGCGCAGTCGGGCGGCGCCCTTGCGGCCGGGGACGCGGTCTACATCTCCGGCTTCGAGGTCACGATCGAGCGAGGCATGGACGCGCGCTTCTCGACGGCCGGCGGGCAGGTCACCGACGAGCCCATCGAGAGCGGATTCCTGAAGGTGTCCGGGTCGTTCGACTTCCCGGCGCTGCAGGACGGGACGGGCGGGAACGCCGTTTTCCTCGCCGAGCAGATGGCCGCCACGGCGAAGAAGGCGACGCTCACGATCACCAGCCCCAACCTCGCCGGCTCGGCCACGGAGTACTACAAGCACAAGCTGTGGTTCCCGTACCTGCAGTTCGGCGAGGCGAAGGTCGGCATCCCGGGCCCCGGCGGGCCCACCTGGTCGATCCCGTTCATGGCGTGGCATGTCACGACCATCCCCACGGGCTTCACCAGCGGCTACCTCGACGCGGTCACGTGGGAGAACAGCAACAGGCTCGCGACGGACGTGCTGGCGTAACCGAGGAACTCGCGGGCACGCGCGCCGGGAGGCAGCTCGTCGCCCCATCTTGGAGGAACACCGGATGACGTTGAGGTTCTACGCGGCGACGGACACGGACCCCGGCGAGTGGTTCGTCTGGCGGGAGGAGGCCGGCGCGAAGCTCGAGGTGAAGGTGCGCCGCCTCCCCCCCGTCGAGGACCGCCGGATCGACCTGAAGCACTTCGGCCGGAAGCGGCAGATCACGTACTCGAAGAAGGGGGCCGTGCAGGACCTCGACCTGCAGGCCTCCGACAAGGCGAACCGCGAGAAGGCCGCCTACTGCATGGTCGAGACCCGCGGCTTCGAGCTCGAGGTGGCTGGCCCCGAGGCGGCCGAGCGCCTGACGGGCCTGCTCGGGAAGCCGGTCGCCGTCGGGCAGGCCGTGCAGCTCGACGGCCGGTGGACGGACGACCTGAAGGACCTCGTCTTCGGCGGCCTGCCGGAGCTCGTCGACTGGATCGGCGGGCGCGCGCGGGCGCTGTCGGGCCGGGACGAGGAGGAGGAGCAGGAGGCGTCGGGAAACTGACCGCCTGGGTGGCCTACCGCCTGGGCCACCCAGGACTGAGCGAGGAGCGGTGCCGGAGCTGCAAGATGCTGGGAGGCGTAACGATCGAGAGCGAGGCCCAGGCCCGCACCTTCACGGCGGCGATGCGCGCGTCGCCCGCGTCGTGGACCCCCCGGGACCTCGACCCGGCGCCGCTCCGTATCGGGGAGACGCTCGACCTCGAGCCGTGCGTGGGCCCCGCGTACGAGGCGCAGTTCGGGCGTGAGTGCCCGCGGGTGGAGCTGTGGCCCGAGAACGAGCCCGCGGCCGAGCTCGTCTTCGCCGTCCTCCCCGAGCACACGCGCGCGCTCCTGCCGGCCTACGTGGACGCGATCACGGCGCCGCTGGACGCTGACGCGGGCCGCGCGGTCGTCGTGCGGGCGATGAGGGCGCTGCACGGCGAGGCCGTCGCGAACTGGCTGCGCGCGCAGTACCAGCGCGAGGAGGACGCTTGATCATCAAGGTCCCGATCGAGGTCACCCAGACCGGCGAAGGGCTGAAGGCCACGGTCGCCGGCCTACAGGAGGTCGAGCGTCAGGCGACGAAGGCGAAGTCGAGCTCGGACAAGCTGTCCGCGTCCATCAAGGGGTGGGCGACGGGGCTCGTGTCGGTCGCCGCCGTCCGACAGATCGGCATCGAACTGCAGGAGGCCTCGAACTGGGCCCGCGACCTGAATAAGGCCGTCCAGCAGACGGGGCTGTCCCGCACGTCGCTGCAGCAACTGCAGAAGAGCGCCCAGGGGCTGGGCTACGATGTGACGTCCGTGACCGAGCTCATGACGAAGATGCAGCGGGCCGTGTCTGGGCTCTCGGCCGAAGGGGCGAATAAGCTCGGCCTGTCCTTCGAGAAGATCAAGAACCTCGCCCCCGAGGAGCAGCTCGAGGCGCTCGCTCGGCAGGTCATGAACGTGCGCGACCCGACCGACCGGGCGGCGATGGCGATGGCGGTGTTCGGCGAGCAGGGGGCCAAGCTGATCCCACTGCTCGAGGAGATTTCCTCGGGCGCCTACAAGATGAACGCCGCCCTCGGCGACGACACGGTGGACTCGCTCGCGAAGTCGGAGAAGAAGATCACGGAGCTCACGCAGAAGTGGGAGGACGCGAAGCGGTCCCTGCTGGCGACGTTCGCGGACCTCCTGCCGTACGCGGAGAAGCTCGCGTGGCTGTGGTCCCCCGGGTCGGCCTCGGAGATGGGGCAGGGCATCTCGAACCGCATGCGGGGCACGCAGCTCATGGTGCAGCCGGGGAAGTACCGCGGCTTCCAGATGCCGTCGGCCGCGGACTTCCTCGACCCTTCCGGGCTTTCGCTGGGAATCGAAACGGCCGCCCAAAAGGCGGCGGTGCAGGCATACCAGCGGGACCAGGCGGAGGCGACGGCGCGCCAGAAGGCGGCGGCGAAGGAGCTGCTCGACCTCGAGCGCGAGCGGATGAAGGCGCAGATCAGCATCGTCTCCGGCCGCGACGACGAGGCTGCGGCGATGCGCGAGATCGCCGAGCTGGCGGATCGGCTGGCGCTTCAGCAGGAGCAGATCGAGGCATCCCGGCTCCAGGCCCTCCGCGGGACACGGCTCCGCGAGGGCGACATGCTCCCCTCGGTCGGGGGATCGGGGCTCTGGACGCGGTACCAGGACGTGATCGACCAGGAGCTCGAGAACGCGGGGGAGGCGGCGAACGAAGCGGCGAAAGCCACGGCGGACTGGTCCGGCTCCCTGAATACTCTGGCGAATCAGCTCGCGAACCTCGCCCAGGTGACGGGCGGCTTCACGGGGAAGCTCCTCGGGATGCTGTCGGCGATGAGCTCGGGTGCCGGGGGCATCCTGTCCGGGCTTTCCGGGTGGAAGGACGCCGGGAAGATGGGCGGCCTCAGCGGCTTCCTGGGCAAGCTGTCCTCGGGGCTCGGGATCGTGGGCTCGGCCGTGGGGCTCGTCGGTGGGCTCGTGGGCGGCATCAAGTCGCTCTTCGGCGGGAAGTCGAAGGAAGAGAGAGCGGCCGAGGAGGCGGCGAAGCGGCAGCGGGAGGAGGAGCGCAAGGCGGCCATCGAGGAAGCCCGGCGGCTGAAGATCGAGGGGCTGAAGAGCGCCCAGGCCGCGGCCGAGAGCCTCATGGACCGGATGGCGAAGGGGGGCCTGAGCGAGGGGCTGACGGCCTCGCTGGGGACCCTCATCGGGAAGGTGCAGGAGGCGCTCCTGAAGAGCGGCCTCGGCTACATGGCGACCCCGGGCCTGCGCGAGTCCGAAGCCTTCATGGGCGCGCAGGGGATGGCCGGTGACATCGCCCAGCTCCTCGCCGGGATGCGGGCCGGCGGGGCCCTCGACTCCGGGCTGCTGGCCGCCGCGGGCGCCTCCGCGGAGGAGCTCCGGGCCCAGGCCCAGACCGCGGCCGAGGAGGCCGGCATGGCGCCGGCCGACGCCGTGAAGGCGGGCTTCGGCGCCATCGCGCCGCTCCTGAAGGAGCAGCTCAACGCCGCGCTCGCCTCGGGGCAGGAGCTCGACGCGAACACCCGCGCCCTCATCGAGGAGGCGAAGAAGAACGGGATCAACATCGTCGCCGACCCGATGGTCGAGAGCGTGGCCGTCCAGAAGGACATGCTGAAGGAGCTGAAGCACATGAACGGCCGCGGGGGCGGCGTGCCCGACGAGAGCTTCGCCTCGGGCACCTTCGGCCTCCGGGTCGTGAAGCGGGACATGCTCGCCCAGATCCACGAGGGCGAGGGCTTCATGGTGGTCCCGAAGGACAAGATGGGCCGCGGGGTGTTCGGCTCCTTCGCGCGTGGCACGGACGATCCCGACCGCGAGGGCGGCGGCGGCGGCCGGATTCCGGGAGGCGGCGGTGGGCCCTCCGGCCCGGCGCCGAGTTCCGGCGGCGGCACGGCGGGCGAGATCGCGGTCGAGGTCCGGCGCCTGGCGCGCGAGGTCCGGCGCCGGCCGACCGAGGCCGTCACCCAGGTCTTTCAGCCCACCTTCAAGCTCGACCCGCTGCAGACGGTGGAGTCCCGGGAGGAGCTCGGGCGCACGCTCACGGACCAGTTCCTGCGGGACCTGCGGAACAACCCGACGGTGCAGTACGCCGTCCAGCGGGCGGCGGGGACCCGGTAGGGATGGCCCAGACCGCCGCCTTCAAGGCCCTCGCGCGCTCCGCGACGCCCGTCTTCGCGCCGGTGCTCGAGGTGACGTGGGCCGGGTACGGGACGCGCCGGTACGTGTCCGTGGGGGCCGGGGCGATGGGGCACGACAACCGCGTGCTCGAGGCCGGCTGGGGCCCGGTGCAGCCGGCGATCTCCGAGAGCTCGCCGCAGCTCGGCCGGGTCGCCACGACCGTCCGCCTCGCGAACACCGACCGGGCGCTCGACGCCGTGCTCATGGGGGCCTACGAGCAGCGCCGCGCGGTGGCCCGGATCTACCGGGCCTCGCCCCTTCTGGCCGAGGCCGACTGGGACACGCGCTTCGTCGGGATCGTGGACGGCTGGACGTTCGGCCCCGGCGACGTGACCCTGTCGCTGACCACGGACGCGCTGAAGCTCGAGGGCTACTCGCCGAAGATCCCGATCCTGAAGGCCGAGTTCGGCTCGGCGCCGACGCGCTCCCTCGGGAAGTTCATGCCCCTGCTCTTCGGGGAGTTCAACTCCTCGGGCATCGGCACGGGCCTCCTCGAGGCGATCCCCGTCAACTGGAGCTCCGGGACGACCGGCTGGTACCTGTGCTGCCAGGGCGTCGCGAAGGCCGTCACGTCCGTCTGGGTCGGGAGCACGCTGAAGACCCTCACCACGCACTACACGGTCGACTACGCCTACTCCGCCGGGGGCCGGATCTGCACGCTGATCAAGTTCACCGCGGGGAACATCCCGGGCGAGACGGACGCGGTCTACTTCGACGCGCAGGGGTACACCGCGGACGGGACCACGAGCGGCAACCTGATCACCAACCCGGCCGAGATCCTGTGGACCTTCCTCGACCAGTTCGTCTACTCCGACCAGCGGACGTGGACGAACTTCGGCTTCGACAAGGGCAACGCCCCGGTGAACGCGGCGAGCTTCACCGCGGCGGGCGCCCTCTTCGACCGCTACGGGATCAAGGCCAGCCGCTACATCGGCGGCTCGACGTCCCAGTCCCGGAACGAGGACCTCGTGAACGAGTTCCTCGACTCGATCGGCTGGATGCGGGCCTACTGGTCGAACGCCGGCGAGCTCTGCCTGACGGACCTGCTCCCGGTGAGCCCCGACTACCCGGACAGCTCGAGCGTCGTCTGGGACGCCCGCCAGGGCGGCGAGCTCGAGCCCCTCACGTTCGCCACCGACTCCTACCAGATCCGGCGCCGCACGACGACGTCCTTCCTCGACTCGCCGAAGGACGGCCGGCAGATGTTCTCGCTCGACGTGCAGGACCTCAACGTCGACGAGGACACGGTGGTGAACGCCGCGGCCCCGTGGATCGCGAGCAAGGCCACCTGACATGTCGGACATCGCCAACCTCCGGCCGACGAGCGACGCCGCGGGCGGGACGTTCAGCCTCGGACAGGGGGCCTGGACGCGCGCCGGCGGGCGCGTGGCCGGCGCCTGCTACAGCGGCTGCGACGAGGGGTCGCTGGACGAGGCCGACAGCGGCTACGCGCTGGCGCGCACCTCGGACACCTCGTACAACTCCGGCCGCTTCGAGTTCTACCTCGGGGCCCCGCCGACCGGGGTGGCGATCTCGTCCCTGAGCATCAAGGCCTACTGCCGCATCTCGTCGGCCGGGCCGAACTTCTTCGTCGAGAGCCCCCGCATGAAGGGCTTCGTGAACGTCGGGGGGACGCGCTACTACCAGTCGGGGCCCTCGTACGTGACCGTCTCGAACCACACGAACCGCAACACCACCCCGGTCGACGCCGGGACGGGCGTCCTCTTCACCGTGGGGACGTGGGCCACCAACCCCGTCACCTCGGCGGCGTGGACCCTTTCCGACCTGGCGGCGGGCGTCTTCATCGCCGGGCTCGAGGCCGGCGGGGTGGCCGAGGGCCAGGCCGGCAACGGCATCCCGCACGCGAACGGGGGCTCAACGGCGCAGTTCGACCTTTTGCAGTTCTGGGTCGAGCTGACCACGACCCCGAGCGAGACGTTCGTCACGCCGATCCGGCTCGGGGCGTCGGCCGTCCTGCGGTGGCTCGGCCGCCCCCTGCGCGTGGTCGAGTTCAAGGCGCCGGTCGAGTACTCCGAGCTCGCGCCCGGGTCCACGGTCTACGTCACCCACCCGTGGTATCCCACCGAGGACGGCCTCGGCGCCGGCGTCCTGAGCTGGCAGCGCCGGCCGCTCAAGGTGCTCCAGGTGAGCGACATGGTCGACCCGCCGGAGGTCCGCGTCCGCGCGATCGACCTGCGGGACCGGGCGTGCACGTTCTGGAGCCCCTGGCGGACGGACCTCGGCGCCGACACGGTGAACTGGTCGGGCATCGCGCGCTTTGACCAGGGCGGCGGCTACACGTTCGCCCGGACCTCGGCCGACTGGATCGAGCGGCCCACAGACCGGCTCTACGTGTCGATCTCGGCGAACCAGCCGCGCATCACGCCGTGGGGCCTGCTCATCCAGGGCGGCAGCTACTCCGGGTACAGCTCGGACAACGGCGAGAACGACTCCGTCGTCCTCGACAACACCTTCGCTCGAGGCACGGGCGGGCACGACACGACGGTCACAACCGGGTCGACCACGGCGTTCACGAGCTGGACGGCGTCCGTAGCGGGCGGCGGCGCCCTGAAGGTGTGGAAGGACTCACGGTATCGGTTCGACGACGCGACGACCTACGCTCGCCACGCGAAGCTCAGCTTCGGCGCCGCCTACGGGACCGACTACGCCTACCTGTCGCAGGCCCTGTCGAGCTTCCCGAACGTGAACTTCCGCGCGCGCGTGCTCTTCTCCCTCGAGGGCTCCGCCGACCCGCTGCAGACGTCCATGATTCTGCGCCGGACCCTCGGGGGCACGGCGAACGACTGGACGACCTCGGGGTGGAGCGCCTCGCTCGCCTGGCGAAAGTTCGTGAACGGGCAGACCAGCACAGGCGGCGCCGGGAAGACGTCCTTTTTCAAATCTGGGAACCATTACGAGTACTGGTCCGACGAGATCCCCTTCGGCACGGGCGCGACGCCGATCCTGACCCCCTTCGCGGCGCTGCACCAGGAGAATAACTCGACCCTCTACCTCCACCAGGTGCTCGTCGTGCACACCGGCACGGCTACGGCCCAGGCGAAGCGCGTCATCCGGCGCGAGGTGGATGTGACGCAGGGCAGCGTGGTCACGGGCGCCGCCGACGTCCTCGACCTGAATAACGACGCCAGCTACCGGATCGTCGAGGCCGACCACGGCACCCTCGCTGTCGTCTTCACGCCGCGATGGGGGCACGAAGACCTCGACGACGGCGCCGACAAGTACCTGCTGACGATCGTCCACGACTCGACGAACAACGACCGCGAGGAGCTCTTCTATCACCGCACCAACTCGACGACGGGGGTGCTCTACTTCCGGCGGGTGTACGGCGGGGCCTCGATCGCCGAGGCGCAGTATGCGCTGTCGGGATCGAATCTCGCGTCTTACCTGACGTCGATGAAGGTGGCGGCGCGGTGGACCGGCTCCGCCGGCGAGCTCGGGCTTACGGTGCGCTCGCTCGACGTATTCCTGAACGGGGTGAAGGGCGGGACCACGGCGACGGCGGCGAACGTGTGCCGGATGAAGGACGTGGGCGACTACGTGGCCGTCGGGCGCAAGGCGACCAGCACGCCCGGGAGCGTCCCGAACATGTACCAGTTCGCCGACGGCTACCTCGCCGACATGGAGTTCCGCGCGGACGTGCTGTCCGACATGGAAGTCGCTGCCTTGCACAACGGCATCGGGAAGAACCTCAACCTGCCGACGACCGTGGTGTGAACGGGAGGATCGAATGTTCAAGGTAGCCACGGGCCCGATGATGAACCTCGTAGGTCGGGGGGCTGGCTACGGCGCCTCCGCTTCCGGGGCCGCCCTCTCCGTTTCGTTAGACGCCGCGTTCCCGCTATCGAACATGTATGATGGCAGGCCGTCCAGCCCAGCGAAACTGGCTGCCGTCTCGTCTGGGTTTTACCTACGCTTTCCCAACAATCTGGTACCCAACGGTGACTTCGAGCTGTCGAGCCTCACGGAATGGAGCGCGGGCAGCGCCACGCTGACGACCGAAACCGGAGCCGGAAACTTCCACAAGGGCACCCGATCGATCAAGGTGGTCACGTCTGCCATTGGAGGGCACGCGAAGAGCGGGGTGATCACCCTGCAGTCCGGGCATTACTACCAACTATGGGCGGCAGCCAAAAGCGACGGCACCAACGCTACGACGCTTCGCCTCGACTGCATCGACACGAACAAGAGCCTAAACAGCAGCGGCGCGTGGGACACTCTTTACACGTCGTGTTTCAGCAAAACAGCGAACACGATGGCGGCATTCGGGCCGATCACGTTTCGAGCTCCGACCCACTCCGAGGTGGGGCGGGCCACCGTCGGAGTGCAGATTGTCGCCGCGGGCGCGGCGAACGGGCAGACTTTCTATTGGGATGAGATTCTGATCGTCCCTGGCATCAATTTCGTGTCGGTCCATGGGCACAACATCCAGCCGAGCGGCTTAATCGTCACGGAAACAACGGGCGCCAGCTACTGGCACGCTCCGACGTCTGCCGCGGGCGGAGTGCCGCAGTTTGCAGTGGGCACGCGACAAACACCTTATGGCTACGCTTCGTCCATGTGGTACGAGCCCTTTCCGACCATCGTTTGCGTGCCAACGGGGGTTTGGGGCTCCGGCGTAACGCGACAGGAAGTTCCGTACATCGGTGAGCTGGTCGTCGGGCAGGCTTTGGAGCTCGCTCGAAACCCCGACTACCCGTTTACAATCGAGTACATCGAGCCAAACGCCCGGATGTCGGCGGCCAACGGCGCGCAGTGGGTGCTCCCGCGTGGGTCGTGGCCGACGCGCAAGGTGACCATGTCGTTCGCCTACGGGACCGACGCGCAGTACCAGGAGGCCCGCGACCAGCTCTACACCATGAGCCGCGGGGGGGCGTACCCGCTCGTCCTGCTGCCGACGGAGACGGACAGCGGGGAGGCAATCTTCGGGCGGCTGGAGGACGTGACCACGTTCCGCCGGGACTCCTTCGCCCAGCGGATGGCCGAGTTCATCGTGGTCGAGGAGCCGTTTCCCTGGATGTGAAGCTGAAGCGCCGCCCGGGGCAAATCCCCTGTGGGGCAGGGTATCGGACGCCCCGGACGGCGGACGTTTCCCGTCTCTAAGTGTAGCAGGCCCATCAAGTTCAGTCGGCCACGCGGAGGATGACCGTCGCCTTCGCCGGGCTGCCGCACTCCGCCTTCGTGATCCGAATGGTGCCGTCCTCGGCCTCAAACACCAGGTCCTGCCCAGCGACGGCGCCGTAGTGTGAGAAGGACACCGCCTTCAGCGAGCCCCAGGACTTGGGGATCTCGCACGGCTTTCCCGCCTCGTCCGCCCGCGGCCAGAGCAGCCCGAGCGCGAGAACGGCGAGTAGAACGGCGAGCATCTTCTTCATGGTCTGGTCCCTCCGAAAGTGGCGAGGCGTGTCTGCACCGGCTCCCCGGCCCGCAGGGCCTCGACTCTGCCGAGGCCTTCCTCGAGGTCTCCCGCCGCGACCACGCTGTAACCCTGGTGCACGTCGAGGCTCCGGTGCCCGACCGAAGCCATCGCGACGGCCAGCGGGACGCCAGCCCGGCGCAGGTCCCGGACCATGGTGCGCCGGAGGTCGTGGATCAGCTTGCCGGGGCAGCCGGAGGCGTCGCAGGCCCGCCTCCACGCCTTCTGCAACGCCGTCCGGTCCATGCGGCGCCCAGCGCGGCCTGGGAAGACGTAGGGGCTCAGGGCGGTCCGCGAGGCCGCCACGTCGCGCAGGAGGACGCCGAGGGCTGAGTCGGTGCCGAAATGGAGGCGCCTGGGCTCCCCCGTCTTCGACGTGTCGAGCCTGAGCTCGCCCACGCCGACGTGCTGCCAGGTCAGGCCGAGGGCCTCGCCCTCGCGCCAGCCGGTCAAATGGAGGAAGCGGATCACCGGGCGGTAACGCTCGGGCAGGGCGGCGAGGATGGCCTCGAGCTCGCCCCGCTCGACGGTGCCCTGGCGGTGCCGGACGCCCGGAAGTCGGTGGATGACCGGGATCACGGCGAGTCTCCCCGCCTCCCGGGCGAGGCCGAAGCCGCGGCGCAGCACGGCGAGCTCGAGGTTGACGGTGGCCGGGGCGGCGCCCTCGTCCCGCCGGCGGACGGCGTACCGGGTGATGGCGTCGGTCGTGATCGCCTCCGTCTTCCACCCGGCGAAGGCCCGGCGCAGCCGCCGGAGCACGGAGCGGGCCTGCAGGAGTCCCTTGCGGCCGTCCAGGGACCATCGGTCCTCCAGCATCCGCTCGATGTCATCCCAGCGAAGCGCGCCTTCGCGCACGCCGACGAGGTGGCCGCGCTGCATCTCGACGAGCCGCTTCACGGCCCACGCCTGGGCATCCGGCTCCGTGCGGCGGCCCGTGCTCACCCGGTGAGGCCCCAGCTTCCACCAGAACACCGCCGACTCGCGCGTCGTCCCGTCTGCCGCGCGGTACCGCGGGCGGTACAGGTGCCCGACCCCCTTGACCCGCATGCTGACCCTCCAGCCATCGCGCCAGCCCTGCCTCGTCGAACCGCACTGCTCGGCCGATCTTACGCGCGAACGGAAGCCGGTGGGCGTTATCGTAGAACCACCGCCGGGAGAGTCCGGTCTGCTGCGAGGCTTGGCTTGCAGTCAGCAATCTAGGCCGCGACGTGCGTACGTCAAGCCCGAGGAACGCTCTCCCCTCCCGTGCGAGCCAGAGCAGGAAGTGACAGGTCATGCCGCAAGCGTAGAGTCTGCATCATCACCAGCCGGGTCCGCATGGCGCATCCGTGCTACGGCGGGTGATCCGTTTTTCGGCCATGCCCAGAAAGTTACGCGGGGCCCGCAAAAACCCCTTGACGTACGTCCGTCTCGGGTGTAGTTTCCCTCGCAATGGCAGAGCAGGAGAGCCCGGGAGCCGCGCTGGTTCGGTTCCGCTGGGCGAAGACGACGCGGGCCGAGCGCGTGGCGGTGGCGATGGCGCTGGTGAAGGCCCGGCGGGCGAAGGCGGCGGCCCGGAAGGCAGCCGCGGGCAAAGAAGAGTCAAAGCGGGCAGCCGGGAAGGCCCGCAAGTCGGCACGGTAGCAGGGGAATCCCGATGCAATCCGCAGAACACTGCGTTATGCGGCGTCCCGCCGCGAGGCACAACGGACGCACGCAAGCCGTAGACGGTAGCACGGCGCGCACAACGCGCACCCCGTCCATTCTCCCCGCGGCGGGCAAGGGTCGGTCACGGTGGCTTCTCGCCGCGCTCGCGTGCTGGGCCCTCGCCGCCGCGGTGGTGGCGCTGTGGTGACCCCCGGTTCGCTCCCGGACCTCGAGGCCCCGCCGCCCGGGACGGCGTGCGAGCAGTGCGGGGAGGAGCTGCGGGTGAGCGGGTTCTGCTCCGTCTGCTACGAGCAGCAGCTCGAGGACCGCGAACGTGCCATCGCGGCGCAGCTCGACGAGGCCCGGCGCCGGGCGCGCACGTGGCAGCTCGGCCGGGCGGTGCGCGCGTGAGCACCGACGATTGCGAGGCCTACAGCACGGCGCGCCCCTACACCTGCCGGGACTGCGGCGGCGCCATGCGGACCAGCGGGATCGACGGGCGGTGCATCAACTGCTACGAGCCCCCGCCCGTGCGCTGCGAGTTCTGCGGCCGTGTGCGCCACGGCTCGGGCCGCGACTGGTTCGACCACCCCGGGAAGTTTGAGAAGGAGGTCCTCGGGGAGTGCAAGCGGTGCGGCGACGAACGGCGGGAGGCGGCGCGAAGGCTGTTCTGGTCGGAGTTCCGCAAGGCCGAGCGCCGGAAGGCGACGGGGCAGTGCAAGCCGTTC